ATGCGCACGGGGGACGGCCCCACCCGGATGGTAGGGCCGTCTCCTCAACGCGCAGAAAGGAGAAATTATGAAAACAGTGAAATTCCAGCTGGCACGTCCCAACAGGGACAAGCAAGAATCGACCGAGCAAGTTCCACTCGTGATGCCGGATGGCATCGCGGAACGTTTTCAAAAGCACTTGGCACAAAAAGAAGTCGCGGCTACACCGCGAAGCCGGGCCGCTCGGTTGGCGGAAATCAAAAAGTCCCTTTAAGGTTTTCGACCGCTGAAACGTACTTCCAGGGCTTCGTGCCCATCTCGCTGGGCGAGACAAACGGTTTCCTTCTCCGATGGGGAAGGCTGCTCGGGTCAACCAGTTCACCGAGGGTGCTGGTATTCCGCGACCCGACTCGGCAACAAAATCCCAAAAACACCGCCTCGCCTACGGGCAGGCAGAAGGAAGTACCGTTTATGGATTCCCAACAAATGAGACAAGAAAGGCACTCCATCTCTCTGGAGATGGCGAAAATCGGAAACAACACAGATCCACAATCCGTGGCGCGCTGGCAAGCGCTGGACGACCAACAGGAAGCATTTCGCACAGCTATCGAACGCGACGAACGAAACACAAAACTGCAAAAAGAACTGTCTGAGGTTCGCAATGCCGAGCGCCCGAACATTTACACCCCCGGCGAACGCAGCGGCAAACCGCTCGATCAGCTCTTAGCCTTGCGGTCAACGCAAAGTTATGCGGATGATTTCGAGGCTTACGTTCGCACTGGTCGAACTTCGGCGCAGATGGACGAAGCTCGCGCCTTGGGCGAGCAACGCGACTTGGCCGCAGCCAGTTCCACAATCATCCCACAAGGGTTTGAAGCGGAACTGATCATCAAACTGAAAGCATGGGGCGGGATGACACGCCTGTGTCGAACCATCACCACAAGCACGGGCAACCCGCTCCCCTGGCCCAACCTGGACGACACGTCCAACGTAGCAGAATGGCTGGCAGAAGCCGCAGGCACCACCTCGGCAGATCCCGTGCTCAGCAATGTTACGCTGGGCGCTAATCTGTTGTCTTCCAAGCAAGTCAAAGTCTCCGTCCAGCTCGAACAGGACTCGGCTTTTGACATCGTGGGTCTGTTGTCCGATGCGTTTGCAATTCGCATGGGGCGCACGAGTAACAAGGCGTTCACCGTTGGAGATGGTACCGCAACTTATGGCACCATCACCGGCCTGATCCCCGCCTTGGTTGCTGCCACCGGCCGATCTGTTTTGGCCGTGGGCGGAATTGCCAACAGCGGAAACAGCGCCGATAACGACCTGAACACGGTCGGTACCGACGATCTGGTTAGCCTCATATCCAAGGTTGACCCGGCTTACCGCGAACGTGGTGCCTTCTGTGCCGCAAGTTCCACTTGGGACACGCTGCGCAGATTGAAGGACAAGTACGGCCGCCCGGAGTGGGCTGTTTCGCTCACCGATGGACAGCCGGATACTATCCTCGGCCATAAAATCGACTGGAATCAGGACATGGCCGCAATCGGCGCGGGCCTCATTTCAGTTGTTTTCGGTGATTTTGCCAACTACGCCGTGCGTTCCGTTTTAGGCTTCACATTTGTTAGGTTCTCGGAGCTATACATGACGAACTACCAGAGGGCTTATCAAGCGTTTGCGCGCATGGATGGCAAGCTGTTACAAGCGGCTGCATTCTCGTATCTTATCCACCCCGCTAGCTAAGGGACTGGGTAAGCGCTAGCTAAGTGACTGGGTAAGCGGGGCTGGGCAACCGGCCCCCTTTCTTACTATCTCAAAGTGAGGGGAACGTCATGGTAGAACGCCGAAGTACAAACAGCCCGGTGCACGTGGTCCAACAGAGCAAAAGAACTTCTAACGGCCTGAACCAGATTTCAGGCTATGCAGCCGTGTTCAACGAAGAGTATGTGATGTTCGAAGACTCCGGGTACCGCATCGTCGAAGTCATTGCCCCCGGCGCGTTTTCCGATGTACTCGGGAATGACGTTCGGTGCCTATTCAATCACGCCCAGGACAACGTTCTAGGGCGCACGGAGAACGGCACCCTCAGAATGACCGAGGATTCTCGTGGGCTGCGTTTCACAAACGCATTGAACCGGCAAACACCGATAGGTGAATCCGTGTATCAATTTGTGAATCGTGGGGACGTGTCCGGCTGTAGTTTCGCATTCATCGTGGCTGAAGACGCCTGGGCTGAAGCGCGGCAAGCGGATGGTCGCACGCGGGTACAAAGAACCATTACGAAGATCAAGACACTATTTGATGTGGGTCCGGTGACCTATCCGGCTTACGAGCAGACTTCGGTGTCCGCATGAAAATCAAAGTGTGGTACGACGGAGCGGTTTGGTGTGCGAGGAAGCGGGGATTCCCCGGCTGCGTATTTGCTGACACTGAAGGCGAAGCGCTTAGCCGTGCGAGTAGCTGGGCTTGGTCGCACAAGCGCCAGGGTTGGGGCAACAAGTAAGGAACCCTTATGGAAATCAAAATTGACGGCCTATCCGAGCTTAGCGAGATGCTGACACAGGAATCGGTGCGCACGGCCAAACGGTACCTTTTGAATGTGGCGAAGCCCGCCGCCGAAGTGGTGATAGACGCTATGGACGCCACGGCCCCAGTTGAGACCGGGCGGCTGGAGGGCGGGATTGATTACAAGACCCGGTTCTCCGGGGGCGGCGAGGGCACCACGCTCACCGTGAATATAGGTCCGGATAAGGAAACATTCTGGGGCAGTTTCCAAGAGTTTGGCACCTTTGACCAACCCGCGCAGCATTGGATGGCCCGCGCGTGGGAAGCGTGCCAGGACAAGTGTTTATCCGTGTTTGAGGATGGGGCACGCGAGCAGATCGCCAAAATGAAAGCGAAGAAATAACGCCGGGCTTCGGCCCAGAAAAGTAGTGAGGTAATTCAAATGCCGGTTGTAGGAACCCTAACAGTTGACCTAGTAGCAAACACCGCGACCTTCCAGGGAGACCTGGGCAAGGCCGCCCAGTCTGCGCGGGAGTTTGGCAAGTCCGGGGCACAAGCGGGCACGGACTTTAACTTCTCTATGCGGGAAGCGCGCGGCTCACTCATGCTCATGGAAAACGAGATGGGCGTTCGCCTACCCCGTGAGATGAATACCCTCATAGCGTCCATCCCCGGCATCGGGCTGGCCTTTGAAGCCCTGCTGCCCATCATGGGCGCGGTGTTTGCCGTGGAAATGATTAGCAAGTGGTACGAAGCGCACAAGAAAGCGGTTCAGGAATTGTCGAAGGATGAACTCGCCGTTTATGACAGCGCCACAAAGGGCGCAGAGAAGTTCCTGAAGTCTCAAGAGTCCAGCATCAAAGCTGCGTACGCTTTGGCGATTGCACAGGCATCGGGCGACCCGGTTAGACAGGCGCAGCTCAGAGTGGACGAAGCGCGCGCCGTTGGAACAGCGCAGGGTCAGAATATGGCCCAACTGGTTGCCGAGCGGGAAGTGCAGCGCGACTTAGTAGCCGGGGAAACAAAGAAAGCCCAGCAAATCAAAGACTCCGCAGGGCGCAACACGCGCACCGGTCAGAAGTACACGGTGGATACATCCGACGAAGACGCCAAGGCGCAAGCGGGCCGCGACAAGATCAACGCGATCAACGACCTGATAATGGCGATGCGCCAGCACGAGCAAGAGAATCAGGCTCAAGTCATCACCGGCACTTACGCCGTAGGGAAATTACAAGAGGGCATAGCGCGCACGGATGCGAAGGATAAGGAAAAAGCGTATGACGACTGGCTAAAGCGTAATGCCAAAGTCTTTGCTGACTACGACAAGGAGAAACAGAAAATCGTTGAACGTAAAAACGCATCTGAAGCGGAGCAGGAAGAAATCGCCACAATGTCTGCGTCGGTCAATAAGCAACGGGTTAGGCAGGAAGACGACCTAGCCAAGCTTCGTGAAAAGTTGGCTGATGAAAGCCTCAAGGATGCGTTTGCCGCGTCCCATCTGAAGCTGGCCGCTGGCGAGGAAGCGGCCAAGCACGCGTTGGCTATGGGGCAGTCCACACGCCAGCAGGAATTACAGGCCGAGCTCAAAGCGGCACAGGCCAGCACCAAGGCCGAGTCAGATGCGCTCAAGGCACGTATTTCAGCTCTGGACAAAGGAGACAAAGATTACATCGCCAAGTTAAAAGAATTTGAAGACAAGAAACGGGAGATTGAACAGCAGGGCGCACAGCAGGCGAAGGCAATCCAGAATCAGGCAGCCGAAGACGTTCACAAGTCAGAGCAGAGTATGCGGGATGAGTTTGCCCGGACTGCTGCGCAGAGCATTGTGCAGGGTCATAACATGTTAGCTGCCTTTAGGCAGGTGGGAACCCAGATGGCAGAGGCCGCGCTTGAAAACATGATGAAACAGAACGCGGCCCAGGATGTTCAGCAATTGAAGGATGCGGGTCACGCTGCGTCGGCCACATACGCACACGTCATGGAAACCGTACCGCCGCCGTTTGGCTTTCCATTAGCGCTTGCAGAGGGCGCGGCTGCATTTGCAGGAACCATGTCCTTCCACGGTGGTGGCGAGATCCCCGGCTACGGCGATGTGCCCATCATGGCCCAGGGCGGCGAGACGGTTGTGACCCGGCAGTTGACCGAACAGGTCAGGAACAATCGGGGCGGTGGTGGTGGTGGCGGCCACACAATTCACATTAGCTTCGGGGATGTTCAGGCGTTGGACGCGGCCGGTGTGGATGGCGTGCTAAAGAAACATGCCGCGCTGATCCAGAAGCATGTGACGGCGCAGTTGCGCAGGATGAACAAATAGCATAGGGGGAACCATGTCTGATTCGATTATCCAAAGCATAACGGGAAACCAACAGCTTAGGCGGTTTCCCCCTATTGTGAAGCGTTAAGAATGAATGACAGAATTCCCATATCTCGCACACGGCCCCATCGGGCAGACGTTCGCCGAACAATCGCAAGACTTCGGGTATTTGTACGACCGTGGGCAGAGCATTGCCTGGGTCAAATCCCGGTGGAGCGTGGGCGACAAAGGCGACCTGTTGCTCAAGGCGGCCATCGGGGACTATTGCACCGAGCTGTACTTGGCATACCCAAAGGACACCCCCCGGCTGTCCCTGTTGCTGGATAGCCGTTTCCGCCAAGGCGTCTTGGCCGAGGCGAAGCCCCACCTTCCCAAGTGGAAGTTTTCAGAGCAGTTTGACCAAGATCCTTTCTTGCTTGGGGTGCCGGGGAACGGGGTTGTGGACCTGCGCACGGGGCAGCTCAGGCCGATGGAGCGAACAGATTACATCACCAAAAGAACGCGCGTGCGCCCGGACCCGAACTGTGAGCCTAAGCGATTCCTGAAATTCATGGATGAAATCACGGACGGGGACACCGAGCTAAACGCTTACCTGATGCGCCACGCGGGCTATGGTTTGACCGGCTGCACCACCGAGCACTGTCTACCCTTTTGGTGCGGACCGGGGGGCAACGGCAAGGGCGAACTCCTAAACATCCGGCAGTACATCATGGGCTTTGAGTATGGCACCGTCCTGCGCATGGATGACCTAACGCACCGCGACCGGGGCAACGATAACCAGCGGCGAATCCTTGCCAAGCTGTGCGGGTGCCGACTTGTCACCGCAAACGAAGGAAACGCCAAAGTCAAGCTGGACATGGCACTTTTGAAAAGCTTGGCATCCAGTGACCTGCTCTCAGGCGCACACCTGTACGAGAGCGAATTCACGTTCACACCCAGTCAT